GAGTGTCGGCATAAGATGTATAGCGTACAAAGTCATTGTCAGGGCGTGGCTTTGCTGTAACCGTAAAGGTCGGGAACTGTGGATCGAAGTTACCTTCTGATGTTTTGTCGTTTCTGCTCGCTCTTGCAGCTACGCAGTCAAAATATGTATCAATTTCGTAGAGCTTATCGCCTTTGTATGTTTCCTTTGCTGCAAGGAGGGCAAATCTCGGCATCACTTTGATGCCGCCCTTCTCAATAATACCGCCTTCAGTTGCTTCATCGTTACCGAACCAATCTTTTTCGATGTCGTCGACTGCTGAAATAAGCTCAAGACTGATTGTATAGCCGCCGTTCGCACTCGCTACAATGATAGGCAAGCCGTCAGCGTAGATTGTGTTTGAATCGCCGATAGGTTCAGCACCGATACTTCTGCCGCCTGCCTTATCAGACTTAAACCACACAGGCTTACCGTATGTGATCTCGCCTGTACTACTTTCTGTCAGCACAGCATAACCAACTTTTCTGATCGTTTTATTCATAAAATAAACACTCCTTATGTTTTTAGATTCTTTTTATACCGCTCAAATCACCGCCGCCAAAAGCTTCCGATGATTTAATGAGCTTTTTTATTCCGGTTTCAAATTCGCCATGAATTTTCTCTGTAGCCGGAGCAATATGCACCTTCGGTTGTACCGTTCCGCCTTTTTGGCCCCTCTTTTTACGAGTTTTTTCGAGGAGGTGTGTAAGCCGGTACTCAGGCTTAGCGGCATACACCGTTTTTTCATAGAATCGAAATGTTTCGTTTGTGACCTTTATCCTAAATGATTTGCGATATTTTTTTCTTTTGCCGACAGGTGCATTTTTCTTGATTTCGTTTTTGAGTTCTTCGGCTTTTTCATCAACCAACAATCTTACGCCCATTTGGATATCAGCCGAATAGGTTGACAGCTCTTTCGATAGGGCGTTTCCGAGGCGGTCGATGCCGACTTTTTGGTAATTACTCATCGAAAGTCACACTCAGATTGTAATAACTTACACAAAGTTTATTCGTTATGTCCCACGCTCGGTTCGGCTTTTTCCAACCTAAACCGTTTCCGTTGAGCCACTCCTCAAACTTCGTTTCGCTTGCGTGGTCATCTCTTGCGGTGTAGAGTTCTATGATGATTTTTGCAGTTTTCCAAAGGCATTTACCGTCTGCGTAAATTCCTGTTTCTTCATCTTTGAAATAGACAAGATATGGAAAAGGGGTTGACTTGTTGTAATCTGCCTCAACACACTTAAAGCCACAGCTTTTGATAAGTTCAACAAATTCGTCGTAATTCTTAAAAAACATCTGCACCACCCTCATACAGTCCCCTCTGCGACAGGCTCACAATCGAGCAAGGGGGATTTTTGCTTTTATCGTGCTGAATTTGTTCAATCTTGAACCTTGTGCCGCTGATAACAACCGCCATGTCCGTTCGCAAGTTTTCGTCCTTGTGGATATGTATGACCTTTGACAGTTCAATATCGTTCTGTTTTGCTCCGTAAAAACGAGTTACACCGATTTTTTCGTTGCCAAAACGATATTTTTTCAGGCTGTCGGCGATGATGTCATCGTTTTCGTCGGTTTCGTAGATTTTTGCAAGTCCGTCGTTGAATGTCAAAAAATCAATGTTATTCTTCAGTATCATACATTCGCACCTTATATTCCTGCCTTAATTTCAAAATTTCGTTCTCGAAATTATGGTCGAACATTTCAACCGCATTTGAGTAAGCGTATCTGCAATAGTCAAACAACAAACTTCTTGCCCTTGTTGGTCGCTCGAAATCCTCATCAGTAAGCAGAGGGTTGTAATCACGGAGGTGCTGTTTTCCATTGGCTATAATTAACTCAATTTTTGACTTTGTGCTTTCATCTGTTTCAATGTGCTCACGGTCAAAATCAAGCATATTAACTATATCGTTCATGATTCCCATTGTTCAACACCTCCGCAATAAATTAAACTGTTGTTGCCTGATTGAGAGTTACCTTAATTTCGGCAGGATTGAGCGCCGAAATGTCGAGCTTAATAAAATCGTTCGTATGAAGTGAAAAGCCTGTTGCGTAAGCCTTAATAAGATAAACTCTGTTATCCTCGATAAACTGATACTGGTCAGAGTAATCAAGCTTACCTTCCTTGCCTGTTGAGAGGCAGGCTTTATATCTTGAAAGCTGGCCAATAATGGCAGTGCCTTCCGTAACCATTTCAGACGGATAAACATTTGTCGGGAAGGGGAAGAGGTTGTTTTTATATGAACCGTCGGTTGCAAGCACCGTAGTCGCAGGAATAATCTTTGTGAGATAATCCACAGGATTAACGATGAGGTCAACCGATGTGATGTTGTTTGTCTTACCAACCTTGCCTTTTGCAAGTTTGGCAACAACATCCATATATGATTTCACATCAAGGCTTGTGAGCTTTGTTGCTGTTTTTTCTGTGTAAGCGTTTGCCTTTACTGCTCCTTCCGGATCTTTGAGCATACCAATCGGTTTGCCATTGCCGTCGCCGTTGATGAAGCCATCCTCAAATGCGTATGCAAGTGCATCGGCAAGGATTCTGCGGACATATGCGTCAATGTATGTAGCTCCGAGGTCAAGCATATCCTTCGGGACAGGAACAAAGGCGCTTACCTTTGAAGTTGAGAAGTCCTTTTCCTGAATTGTGCCGGCAAGCTCCTGTGTAATTTTAGAGTTCAGTGCGCCCCAAGCGGCGAGCTGTTTTGTGTCTGTGGCAAAAATCGCCTTAACGGAGCCGTATGTGTTTTCAATGCCGATTGCATCAAGAAGCGGATGCGTGCTTGTGATGTCATCAAGCACGGAATCAAGAATCGTCTGTGGAATTGTAACATCAAGACCTGTGAGTGCCTGCTTAACATCAGCAGATTTTGCCGCTGTGACAAAATTATTGTAAAACTTCTGCTCTGCGCTTGTAAGCTGTCTGAATCCTCTCTTGGCAAGGATTGTGTTATCGGCAGTTTCGCCAATTTCCTGTGCGACCTCAATGATTGACTGCTGAATACTATCAGCATAGGCGTTGAGAGCCTCGGTCATTTTTGCTTCATCTTTGGAATCAATGGCAGTTTTCAAGTTCTGCGCAAACTTTGCTTTTGCGTTCTTAATCGCGTCAAGATTCTTCATTTTTTTAATCTCCTTTATAAATAATTTTTGTTTTTGAAATACTCTTCAATAAAGCCAAAGCTATCCTTTTTTTCGGGATTTTTCGGTTTTGGCTCGGGTGGTGTCTGTGGTTCAGGCGGCTCAGGCTTTGTACCAAGCATTTTTGCAAGTTCTGCCGCTGCCTGTTTTGCTTTTGGATTCTTCTTTTGCTGTGCATCGTCAACAATCTCTTTTGATTCGGTTAAGTCAACCGGATCAAGAATTTCGTCACACAAGCCGATATTGAAGGCTTCCTCTGCCGTCAAAAATGTTTCAGCATCAAGAAGCGGCTCGAGGGTTTCTCTCGTGAGCTTATCGCCTGCGTGTACAAGATAAGAGTTTGTACTTGCTTCACTGATTTTGTCGAGCTGAGTTGCAAATTCTCTGTGTTCCTTCGCATTGCCGTAACAACCGCCGACTGCATGATGAATCATCATTGTTGTGTTTGACGGCATTACAATCTTGTCAGCCGCCATTGCAACAACAGAGGCAATCGAGCAAACCATACCGTCAATGTATGCAGTGACCGGCACACTCTGCCTTTTTAGCAGATTGTAAATCGACACGCCTTCATCAACAAATCCGCCCACAGAATTGATGTAGATTTCAATGCCTTCAATTTCGCCTGCTTTTTCAATCGCCTTGCGAATGTATTCGGCGCTTGTCTTGGATTCTACGAGGTCGCCCCAAATGTTCAAACAGCTCGGCTCAATTTCGCCATAAAGATATATCTGCAAAACATTCTGATTTTCTGCAATTTGCTTGATGTTGTAATTTCTACTTTTCATTTATTCTATTCACCACCCTTCAAAGCATTTGCTATTGTTTGGTAATTTTTAGTAATGTAATATGTGTGCGCCCAAGCCTCAGAGCAAGGGAGCATGTTGCAATATTTTTGAGCCTGCGCAGGTGTCAGCACACCGCTTGCAATTGACTTATCAAGATTATTCGCCTGACTGATTGCGTCAATATGTCTGACTGTCGTTGTGTCAATTAAGAGATAATTGCCTTTGTTAAATTCAGCACCGCCGAATCTCTTTTTTGTAATCTCTTGCTCAAACATATTTGCAATCGGATCAATTGCATTACCAATAGCGCAATCCATAGCGTCCGAGAGCTGAGAGGCTTCACCGCTTAAAATTGCCGGCGGAATGTGCAAAGCGTTGCCGACAATCGTGTACGCCTCAGTTTTTAACTTCTGAATATCATTAATCTCGCTGTTCGTAGTCTTTCCGGCATCGGTTGACGGCTCGGTGTAGTGCATGCCTTTGTACAGAGGCATAACGGCGTTCTTATTCGCGTAAAACGCTTTAAACTGCTTTGCCAAAACTTTGTTGTAAGTTTCAGCGAAGTTTTCGTCGCCGAAGCTGTAATTATCCATCTCTAAGATGCCTTTATGTCCGACAGCTTTGTTATATCTTTCTTGAGCTGATAACATTAACTGCTCGTAAGTGTTGCACATATCCGATAACAAGCCGTTAAGAGCAAAGTTGTTATATCTGAGGTAAATTACCTCACTTTCAGGAAAAATGCGCTGATATGTAAAATTTCGGCAAGTAACGCCGCTGAATGTGTCGTCAATCAAAGCGTGTTCCGTTCTCAAGAAGCTATCAGCAATCATAAGCTGATTATCGGCAGTTTCAACAATTAAAAGCTCATTGTCAAAAATCAGTTTAGCCACAGCTTGTGTAAAAAACTCGATTTTTGTTTGATGTTTGTTAGGTGCATAGTTCCACAGATAGTATTCAGCTTTGCGACTTTCTCGGTTATTGTTTACCGTCACAAATTCACATTTTGCCAAACTTCGAGCGATAAAATCAATCGCTGTAAATAAGGCAAGTTCTGTCAAGTGGAATCTCTGTTCATCAACTGTCGAGCCGTCCTCGTTAAATTCCGCTGCAACGGCATCTTTTTTAAAGAGATTTTTTACCCAGTTTATCACTTTCATCTTTTCACCTGCCTTTAAAATACAATTGCGTTAAAGCAATTCTCGATTTCATCAACCGTCATCGGCTGATTTTGCTTCAACAAATCAAGCTGTGTATATGCTGCGACAAATGCCATAAATCCATCTGTTTTTCGTGATTTTGGTTCGATTTTGCCATATATGATATTGCCGTTTTTATCCTCAATTGCCGATGTATTGTTCGTGTACCAGCGCATAAGTGCCGAATCACCCCAAACAATACGATGATTAGCGAAATCCGAAGCAATCAGAGGAGCTACAAGCATTTTATCTGACGGTCTAACCAATTTGAGATTATTTCGTCCTTTACGGTCACACTCAAAACCTAACTGCATTAACGGTTCTTTGAGCAAAGTGTATCGGTAACTATCCAATGCTCCGCCGACGATGTTGTAATGCTTTTTCTGCTCTCTCAACCAGTCAGCTACGATTTCGGGAGGTATTTCCGCCCCGTCAACCCTTTGTAAATCAGGCTGTTGAGCATAAGGAAATTTAATTCTGCCTAAATCAGCGGATTGCGAACAATACCACGAAAACGGCTTCCATGCGATTGAGCCGTCAATCAAAAACATTAAGCCAATTCCCAAAAAGTCAGTAGTTTTTGTGTAATCAATGCCAAAAACACACGGCTTACCTTCAAGGTCGGGGAGAGGCCTGTTCGTTGCTTTGATATTTTCCCATGAGGTAACAGGATGGGCTTCTGTGCCTTTTGGGATATTCATACGCTTAGTCATAAAAGATGAATTGTTTACCTTATCACGCTTCCAATCCTCGAATTCCTTTTGAATTTCTCTCAATAGGTTTGGAAAATATTGCAACGACGGATTTGCTTTGTACCAATTTTCTTGCTCATATACCTCTTTTTCATTATCTAACCTGCATATGAAATAAAGAGTGCCGTTGTCAGGTGCATCACCATTCAACACTTCAAGACCGGCGGCAAGCTCGTTGTCAAGTGGTCCGTCCCGAACCTCTCCCATGGTTGTAATTGTTGTTCTGCGTGGCATAGCTTTTTTACCTAAGCCTGTTGTGAAAACATCAATAAGCTTATAATTTTCGTATGCATGCTTTTCATCAAAGTCGACTTTACCGGGTCTGCCTCCGTCTTTCGTTTTGCTGTTTGAAGTTCTGTATCTGATTGTTGAATTAGTCTTTATGTTTGTAATCTCTGTTTTGTTCCACTTAAAATGCCGCTGCATTTTTGTAGAATTGTTTTCCAAAATTTCGTAGATGTCATTAAAGGTTGTGCTTGCTTGCTCTTCTGATGTTGCACAAATGTCAATATCGTAATTGCGTATGCCGTTGACAGGCGTGAGCAGAGCAAAATCTTCAAATGTAAGATAGCCATTTTTTCCTGCGCCTCGCCCGACCACACAAACTAAATCGGGAAATCTTAATACACCCGGTGCGGAATATGTGCAATTATGCAGAATAAAACAAAACTTTTCCCATGCAAATAATTCGTATGGAAAATATTTCTGTAGAGCAAAATACTTTTCAACCTGCTCATTGTCAACATAGACTTGCTCATTTTCGAATACTTTTTCTATGAAATTTACAAGCTGTATTTGCTCTTTGCATACACGATATTGACCACTTTTTACTTGCTTTATGTAATCGTCAAGGTATTTACAGTTCGTCATCAGATTCACTCTCAACTTTGTCAATCGACAACCCCATTTGTGAGAGAATCGCTAAGCGCTGTTTGTTGTACATCACGGCATTTTTTACTGAGGGATTGTCCTTCATATATTCTTTACCGGTGGCGCTGATAGCTTTGTATGTCAAGCCATTTTTGCGGATGTCCGCCTGCATTTTACGCTCAAGCTTCGTGCAAAAAATATAGCTGTCAATTAAATCTCTATAGACTTCAATGTTTGCCCCCTTCAAAGTCAGTTGCTCAATTAAGCTGTCTTTGATTTCTGCAATTTTAATTTGTGCCATTTATACTACTCCTCTCTCAAAAATTTCTCGTGTGCGTGCGCGAGACCAAACTGTCGTGCCTTTACACCGTTATCCATTGACCTCAGAATTTTTCGATTTTTTACCCGGGGGTATGCTTTTTTTCGCTCACCATCGCTCGGCAAACTCATCTTTTAATTTTTTCGGCTCGTATTTATGGTGCTCTTTGTAGTGGCAATCTTTGCATAGACATTCGAGGTTGTTGATGTCAAGAGCAAGGTCAGGTCTTACCTTTAGATACAACTTATGATGCACCGCCTCGCAAGGGCTGTACTTACCCACAGCACGACAGCGTTCGCATTCATAATGTTCAAGTGCTTTTTTTCTGTCACGGACTTCTGCCCAATTCGCTGTCAAGTAAAACCTGTATGCTTTACCGCTGCGAATTTGTTTTATAATCCAATCTGTAGTTACTTTTCGTTTTATCATTGCAATTTAATTTTACATCAAAATCAATCGTTTCTACTGACATCTTTATTTGTGCAAGTTGTACAAATAGCCTGTGTTCAACCCTCGAAGGTTGGCACAAAGTAATCTTGCCTCTTTCAGCCAGCGCCACACAGTTCGCTCGTCCGTGTGGTTTTCAAGAGCACATCTCATTACCCTCGAATTGATTTCACCTTTTTTTAATTCTTCTGTCGGTGCAGGAAAATAAACAGCACATACAGCCTGACAGATGTAGTCTTTTCCGCTGTTCGTCAAGGCATTTAATGTGTCTATCACGGCAAGCAAGTCAAGTCGCAGTGCTTGGTGCATTGTTTTGTCAGAAATGATTTGTGCTTTGCTCGGACAGCCGAGAGCAGCATATGACCTGAATTGCGCAATCGTATAATCTTTCGTTGAATCTCTCAAATTCTTGCACCTCCGAATTTCTTATGCTTGTGAGCGTTGGATAAATATGTAAAGTGAAAAGTTGCGCCTGTGAAATCATTTATCCACATTTCGTCTTTGTAGAAATAATATCCGTCCGGGCAAGGCAGAGCCTCACCCCGTTCAAGCTTTCGATATTCTCTCTTTTTTCCTTCTGTCACTTTGATTTCAGGCTTTGTTAAATTTCTTGATGTTTTTAGTCTTTTCTTTCCGCTGACATCTTTGCGGATGTACTTTGCAAGGTCAGCATAGTTTCCGTCTTTGTAGAGCGGAGTGAAATTTATTCCGTTTTTCCACGACCAACATTCCGTTAAGATTTCACGAACGCAATCTTCAATCACTATATGCAAATGCCAATTTTTCCCGAGCTTGCCACATTCGCAGTAGCCGATGTACTTAAACTTGATTTGTTTCTTATCTGTCCTGCGTTTCACTCGTTTAAAAAAATTTGAGACAACCCTCTCAAATTCATCTTCGGTAAATTCACCAAACGGAGCGGAGAATCTTGCGAACCAGTCACCTTCTGAAAAGTTGCAGAGGATAAGCCGTTGCGTGTGTTGCTCTCCTCTGATGCGGTTAGCTTTTGTTTGCTTTTCGTTGGTTCGGGATTGATTGATTTGCCTCGCAAGATTTTTCTTGTTTCTCTTTCTGAAAGATTTATAATATTTCACCTCGAACAGAGGCCCCGACTTGATTTCAGCTTTGTATGTAAACATATTAAACTTCCTATTATATATGTTAAAACTAAAACGGTCACTTAATTAATTCCTATAGCAGGCTATAAAAGGAGTGTTTCAACTCCTTAATTTGTGACTGATTATTATTCTATTTTCGCATTAAAAAGTCAAATGATATAAATATGCAGTAGTCCGTCTGACCATCGAACTACTGCTTTGTGCAACCTTACCGTTGCAATTGTGTGTTTGATTTTGGTGCATTTTTTGTAACAACTAAAACAATCAAAAGAAGAAGTCGTCATTTGACTGTTTTTTTATATGAAAATTTACTTTTTACATTTTGTTTTTTAGATTTTGCATACGGTAAGGATGTTGCCGTGTTTAAATGTCAAAACATTCTTTGTAGCTTTTTGCGATTCCTTGACAATCGTCCGACTTAATCGGCACATGACAGGCTACGGTTCTAATGTTGTCTGCATCCAATTCTTTGAAAATTTCCGATGCTCTCGTTTCTTCTGCCGATTTATAAAACTTAAAGAGCAAATCTACAAATGGTATGTTTCCAAATTTATCGAAAAATACTGTGTCGTTTTCGGTCAATGCTTTTAAGCAATCTTCTTTATATGTATCTGATGCGTCCGATAAAATAAAAATCTGATTGTAAACATCGTGCTTTGTGAGCAGGTCAATAATCTGTAAAGCTATTGACAACGCTTTCGAATCGTGTTCAGCGATTGCTTTTGATAATTCCGTTAGTTTACAAGAGGTTTCTCTTGTTCGATTAATCCATTCAATGTGCTCTTTGCTTGCAAAAAAAGTGTCAGTCCTAAACCTGCGATACTCTTGTAGGAGCTTGTATTTGGCCTTGACACAAGACTTGGCTGATAGCAAGCCTATCTTTGTGCAACTATATATGGCTGACATTGACAACACTAACCAACGATTAAACATATCTAAGCTATTGAGCGTAGCCACATCAAGGTCACCGTCGATGAAGCCTATCACAAGTTTGTCGAGTTCCGACAATGTTTCTGCCGGTGTCGGATTGTCTTGCATTTCCGCTGCAACCGGTTTTTCATTTTCACTCATTCAGCAAGACCTCCTTCATAATCATATAACCCAAGTCTTTTAATTTTCCCTGCGGCTATCTGCGCAACAAACTGGCCATAGCTGTAACTTGTGCCGTGCTTTGCGTTGTAATCAGCGCAGTAAAGACACATCCTGTCTATTCGGTCGAGTTTCTTCTTGCGACCTCGTTTCTTTTTTTCTTCACTCATTTATTTCACCTAATTTCAAATACTTTAATATTTTTTCGCTTGCCTCGTCGCAACCATAACATACAGCGACAGCGTAGCCTTGTTCATTAAGGCTTTTAAGCCATTCGGTTTGTTTTTCAGTCGGCTTATTCTTACCGTATTTTAATTCGATGAACAGACCGTGATAGCTTCCACGGCCAACCGGCAAAAACAAATCCGGCACACCTGCCTTTACTCCTTGCTTTTTGAGGTTGGCTGCTTCAAGTTTGTTCCTGCTTCCGCCGTTCGGAATGTGGAACATCAAATCAATTTCAGGATACTTTGCCCGGATGAAAGTCGTCCATTGAAATAACTTCCGCTGTTGGTCAGCTTCATACTGCTTCATCGGCAGGTCATCCTTTCTCATTTTTCAAAATCATTTCACTTTCGATGTAGAGTGCTTTCAAACTGTTTACAAGATTTTCGTCAACGATTTCGCAGGCGGCTATAAACCCGTAGGCTATCATACCGAATTTAATAGCAAAGTAGGGAACACTTTTTGAATTGTATCTTAATGTCAATGACATTTCTTGTTGCGGCATATCTGCAAACGGACTGAGATAAGTACGGTCGATGAACATAAGTCCCTCAGATGTGCTTATTGGTAATAATATTTTGCCATTATACGCAATTTCGATGTCCCACATTTCAGCGAGTGACTCATCCGCTGTACTGTCATTAACATCAATTTCAGGTTTTCCCTTTGCGATAATAAATGTAATCTTATCTCTTTGCGCATCGTTTATGTCATACAACTTACATATGTAGTTTTCATTCAACAATGGCAGTTCAAAAATTGGATAAACCGCATTGCCGTCCGAAAGCCACTGTTCTCCTTCGCTGGTCATAGATATATAAATTGACTTGTTCTTTTTACATATGTCGAATGCTTTTTTTATTTTCATTGTTAAACCTCATTTCAACAGTTCATCTATCGAAATTTTAAATAAATCTGATATAGCTATTATGGTATTAATATCAGGTTCAAATTTTCCCTGCTCATAGTAAGATATACTTGTTCTGCTCAAACAGAGCTTTTCACCTAATTCTTCCTGCGTTAATTTATGTTTAAGCCTTAACGCTTTTAATTTTTCGGGGAATGCCAATATTATCACTCCTATTTATCTAACATATTTTTGATGTGCCTGATAAACATCAGATTCATCAGATCTTGCGTATATTTGTGTTGTAGTCAGTTCTTCGTGGCCAAGCATTAGTGATACTTGTTCAATTGGCATGCCGGCTCTAAGGGCATCGGTAGCCATGGTTCTTCTGAATCTATGTGGGTGACAATTTTCAATTCCAATGTCTTTACCAAGCTCACGAATGATATTTTCTATTTGTCCTTTTTCAAGCCTTTTGTATTCACCTTTTATTTTAACTTTACTAACGAACAAAGCATTGTTGGTGTCTGATCTCGTATTTTCGTATTTTTCCAAAGCAAGTTTTGCTTGTGCGTTAAGATATACGTATCTTTGTTTGTTACCCTTGCCTGTGATAATCAGTTTATCATCTTTAATGTCACTGCGATTTGCATTTTCCACTTCTGTAACTCGACATCCTGTCGATAATAGAAATTCTATGATTGCCTTCAACCTCAAATCTTTTCCGGCAGCATCTCTAATTTTTTCGGTTTCAATCGGTGTAAACGGCTTTCTGATTACCTTTTCAGCTTTTATTTTTGTGATTTTTTCTGCCGGATCATTTGGTATGTAGCCTTCAATTCTCAGTGTTTTAAAAAATGATTTTAAGTATCTTAATTTTGTATCAAGATAACTGTTTGATACATTTTTATTTAATTGTTCAAAAGCAAGGTATGCACGAATATCATTAACCTTAATGTCTGCGATAGGCTTATTTATTGCTTTAAGCATCATTTGTATTTCATTGTTATAAGCTTTTAGACTTTTGTCAGTTAAACCACTAATTTTTTTAATGGCTAAAAAAGTATTTACTAATTTTTGATTCGGAGTAACTGTTTCGGTGGATAAAGCGTAGGTTTCTTTTTTTAGAGAATATTTTGTCAACAAGACTGACAAAATTTGCTCAACCTTGTTTGCCTCATTCACAGACATATACTTTAGGCATTGTGTTGTTGCCATTCGTACGAATTCTGTTTTATCATCCATAGATACGCCTTCTTTACTTTCGGTTTTGCTTTTGTTGCAGTATTGCATATTTTTTTCGCGCTTGATATAGGCGAGCTGACCTGCAATCGCTACAAAAATCAGCACTTTTTCGTTCAAAAAAATCTTTTCCACAACGCTTACAATGTTGTACGGGTATTCTTTTAAATGATGTGCAACTGTCGCAATCTTTTTCGCATGCAATACAGCCTTTGATATTGCTCCAATTCAAGCACATATCCTTTTGCCAATATTCACTGTATTCCTCATCAACATTTGAATTCATTTTTGCAACACAACGTAAATCTCCTGCGATGATTGATAACAATAGATTAGCTTTGTTTTTTTCTTCGTTCGACATAAGTCGCTTGTATTTTAACGGCTTGTCAGGCGTTCCGTCTCCAAAGTTTCCGTTGCCTATGTAATTTCGCACTTTATCAAGATTTTCCGTGAGATACTTATCGAACACACGTCCTCTGATAGCCTTAACTGATCGACCGATTCTGTCGGATATTTCTTCATATTTGCTTCCGCATTTAATCATTTCGCCAAGTAAAGTGTATTCTGATTCAGTCCATTTTTGATGGTTATCAGCTTTTATCGGTCGGTATTTGATGTTTAGGTCATTAATTCTGCGCTGTATTGCTCCTTCGCTACGGCACAATATTTGTGATAGCTCTTTATATCCATACTTTTGCTTTACAAGCAATTCTTTGAGAAGGTTATCTTCTCTGCTTGTCCATGGAGTTGCTTTGATAAAACTGTTCCTTAATATGTCTGCCTCTCGTTTTGGATTTACCCAATCGGGCTCTGGTCCTAATTGATATCTTCCAAGTTTCGAAAAATCTAAAAAATATTGATTTTTCTCTGCCCACATCCAAAATTCATCTATGTAAACAACGATGAAATTTGTTTTTGAACTTCTTGAAATGTTGTGAGTAGGCAGATTCCTATTTTTTACCCACGATGTTTTTAGATAAGTGGCAGAAGTGTTTGGACGAATGAGTTTATAAAGATTGCTTATTGTGATGTATCTATAGCCATTAGCCAAGAAAGGTCCTAAGTTTAACTTACCGGCTTTTAGCCTTATTGCACATTCGGATCTATCAAGGTGTTTTGTTATAGTGGCCATATTAACGTTGCCCCAAGCAGAAATAAGATAATCTATTTCATCGGCCGTCCATGTTTTATTTAACCTCGACATTTTGTAAATCTACCACCTTACGATCTCATTAAGCTGTTTTTTAATGATTTGTAAAAGCGCCTCTTCTTGCATAGATTCATACCTTCTTATAGCAGTTTTGAATGTGAAACATTGGAGTTGTCCAAATTTCAGCACCTTTAGAACGCTCAGCAAAATAGTTCGTATATGGATCACTCAAACTATCTCCAATTTTAACCGCCGCTGCACAACCTATCAGCGACAGTGCTGTATAGCACATCAGAGCAGTTGATTTGCTGAGCTCTTGGCAGACAATGACACATTGTGTTTGATAATTGATGTCATGATTTTTCAGCACCTCACAAAACGCAATTACATTTGCTCCGCCACCGACCGTAGGCTCAAGAACCGAGATATATCCTTTTTGGGATAATTCAGCTTTTGCATTTTTCTCGTCAAACGAGCTTTCCGCCATTGCATAAGATACGGTGTACGGTGTGAAAAATTGTCCAAGAGCGCTGCTTCCCATATCAAGTTGCATATACAAATCCCCCAAAAAATCTTGAAATGGATTTGCTTCGAGTGCATTAGTTATCTCGGCGAAAATTTTTACAATTGTTTCAATTTCGCTTTCACTATAATTTTTGGTGATGTCTTTATAGCGATTTTCGTTTTTTTCAAATGTTTGACCAAAGCAAAAAGTATTCTGAATGCTTAGCGCAAACATTTCTATGCAATCGTTGAACACTTGCCACAATGACCTTGATCCTGTCAAATTGTTAAATAAGCTGACAAGTTTTTTGTATTCGGATTTAACTTTGATTGATGCCATTTCCTTCACCTAAAGCGGACCATCTGCACCTGCTCCGCTTTCAATGTCAGAATTTATTTAAAGAGGAGTAAACGAGTTTTATATGACAAGCTGTGCAGAGCTTGTTATCGGTTAATTTGTTCGGGCATCTGCACCTACCCGAAAATACAATTAAAGAAAGAAGGTATTAAATGGGATTTATATAATCTCACAAGTGCAGTTGTGTGATTAACTTATTTAGTTTATTTTACTTCACCGGAGGTAAAAATCGGATGTGTGCCGTCACGGAGCTGTATCTCCTCGTCACTCATCACATAGCCGAGTTTACATAGCAGATTATAAAATCTGTTGAGTTCGGGATTGTTTTTTCGGCTGAATGTCTTGTCCGAATAATTTACACTGATATAATCGAACGAACCGTAAATTCTCTGGCTCAAAGCGTATGCCGTCGCCATTAGCATTCTGCCGCTGTCATTGTTCCAATGTTCGTTGATGTAGCTATCTATGTTTTCATCATCTTCAAAGTCGTGTTCGATAATTTCTTCAAAACGATATTTTTTGTTACTGGCTCCTGTCGCCACTTGGGCGACTATAAATTTCACAAGCTCCTGCTTCTTGTTGTTGTCATTGAAATTCGTATCCAGCATAAAGCCTCTTCTGAGAGCCTCACAGCGTTCGTCTGTTTCTTCCGCCTGTTCAACAAGCTCGTCCCATCTCTGCTCTTCAAGCTTTCGCTTTTCTTCTTCGGCATCGATCTTTTCCTGCTTTTCAAATGCTTCTGCGTAAATATAAATGTTTGAGCCGTAACCAAAATAAAAATATCTTTTCCTGCCGTCCGCAAAGTCTTTACCGATCAAATCTTTGAGCGCAAAAAATCCCGTATATTCGTAGTTGCTTGGAATTTCGTCATGTTTCTGCGCTTTAATCATTCCATGTTCAAGACAGAGCTTTTCAATTTTTTCTTTTTCTTCATCGGTCTCCTGCTTTTTAACAGCAGAATACAAAAGATTATCGAAATTATTCGTTCCGATTGATTTAAGCAATTCGTTTCTTACTTCAATATTCTTAATCTGATTCAGACGCTCGTAGTCTGCCAATGTGGGTTGTCTGAGCTGGCTTTCTTTGAATGATTCCTCGTCAAGCTCACAGAGTTTTACTCTCCGCCTTATTTTGCTTTCCGAAAAGCCTGTCTTTTCGGCAACCTCTGCGACCGTATCACCGAGGTCGAGCAACAGCTGACAGCCCTTTGCTTCTTCATACACCGTCAAATCTGACCTTTGCATATTCTCTGTGAGCATCGTTGACAGCTGTTCTTTCTCTGTCATTTCAACAATCGCACACGGCAGTTCAGTTAATCCTGCCTGCTTTGCCGCTGCAAGCCTGCGATGCCCGATGATAACGGTAAAATCATCCCAGTTATCATCGTTTGGCACTACGGTCAAATTCTGCAAGATACCGTTTGCTTTGATAGATTCTGCAAGTTCTGAAACATCGCCGATAACCTTTCTTGGATTGTCGGGGTGCGGGTGCAGTTTGTCAGTCGGTATCATTTGTAATTTAGATTTTTTATTCATTTATATAATCTCCTTGATTTTTGCAAGGTTATCTGATATAATAACGTTGGACTGTATTTGTACGCAGATAGCCTTGTGTTATTTGCCGACCGTTGATTGTAGTGCAAGCAATCAACGGTCTTTTTCTTTGCCTGTAAAATTCATCGGTTGCACTCCTCAACCGCTACGCAAATAAAGCCTTTGGAGGTTTCTTTAACGTCAATCACATCTGTGACCGCAAGCTCAACCTGTATGCGTTCAATCTCAGGCGGTAAAAACAGATTGTTACCCTCACAAAGTTTATTAACTTCATTTAGTACCTTGATGATTCTGACCTTAAAAAAGTCAATGTCGCTGTGTGCTGTTTCGAGTTCATCGTTTTTAGTGCTGAGGCTCTTTCGGGTATATTCAAGCTGTTCTTTACAGTGCTTGTACTTTTTTCTGAGCGACCTTTTGGTTTCGTAGTTTCTTAAATGCCACATTTGTTATACACGCTCCTTTTCAGCTAATGCTGTATAGATTTCTCTTTCTACGAGCACGCAATCTTTGACTTCGCAAAGTAAAGGTGTGAAATTCGGCTCAACGGTTTCGCCGTCTGAAAGTCGTACTGCATAAAAATCGTTGTTTTTTATGTACCATTTGCCATCTGAGGCTAATACAAAAATATCGCCTTTTTTCAAGTCTTTAAAAGCGATATGTTCACGGTTATTTGCACGGTTATTTGCAATGATTTCCATATATTCACCTATTCTTTCATTTATTTGATTTGCGACATCTCGTATGGATGTTGATTTTATGACTGATGTAATTAAAAAAGTCATAATTCTTAGAGCGTTCGGCTCGGCGATTGTCACATTTTGATTTGTACTCGAGGTATTTTTCACAATCTGTATGACATCTTGTCGTCCGTATCTGACAGCCGTAGCACGGCGAATTTATCATTTTTACGCCGTCCTTTCGTTGATTGTATTTCCGCTGCCGATCAATTTGTTGAGCAGTGTAGTCAGTAAGGATATATCTGCACCGCTTGCGTAAGTCTTGAGCCGGTCAATCGGTATGTTGTAGCTCCAACGCCCTTTGTCGCTCTGTACGGCTGAACCGATAGGCAGGGTTTGTTTTTTTAGGCCCTCATAAACATAATTGAGAGCAACTCCGAGATATTCAGCCGCCACGGTCGGCGGTACATCTCTGTACTCCTGATTCGTTTTAGGGTTGATAAGGATTTTGTCGTTCATTTAATCACCTCAAATCTATATTGATCGTACAAGTGCCGATTTTTGCATTCGTGATACACTGTGCAACACGCTTATTCCAATTTTTGATAGCAGTTGCTCTGTCGGTGCTGTAATCACCAAAACAGGTAGCCGAGGCACAATCATCATTAGTACACTCAAACATATACGTCTCCTCATCAGCGCCTATATTCTCAACTGTTACCTTGCTTCCGCAGAACGGACAAGGCTTAATTTTCAGTTTAGGCATTGTTTTCCTCCTTCTTATCCATTTTGCACCCGCAATAAGGGCAATATGGATACAAATCAAAGCCCTCGTAAAAAGTGAAAAAATTTTTACACTCAGAACATAAATAATTTGCATAACCGACACCCTCGCTGTCATATTCCCAACTTCCGTGCTTAATCTCTTGCATATCACACACGGTTGCTTCGTTGGGTTTACTACCGTCAACTTCGATAATATGCTTAACTGTTTCGGCATTTCGTTTTGAATTAAAGTATATCGTGTTTACACTACCGTCTGCGAACGGTATATCCAAAGCATAGTCACCGCAAAAATCACGGATTTTTAATTCTTTTTCAATCATCGCTCTTCACCAATTCTCTCCGTCAAAACTTAATTGCCCCGGTAAAACACCATCCTGCATCCACCAGTGATAAACCTCAAGTCCGTTAGCGTGTTGTGTAGCTTTGCCTCTTTGCTTTCTCACTTCAAGCATCTTGTCGAATGCTCGTATGTACATATTTCGGTACTTGGGATATCGTGCAAACTCCGCAAATCTCTTCTTACTTGCCATCGGACAGCCAATGCATCCAACACGGTCAAATCCACAACTGTATAACGGATTAAGATTAATGTGTTCTTGGTTGATGTACTCCCTAACATCACTATCCGACCAATCACAAATAGGGTTGAAGATTATCTTCCCTTGTAACTGACAATGCTCAACTATCTGCCTCTTATCGTCATTGTCATTGTTAAGGACAATTCTATTTGACAGATTAGAAGAATAAGTTTCGATTATTCCCTTCGACCGTCTTTTCATACTTTCGGCTCTTCGCACTCCTGTGGCAATAGCACGATTCTTACCGCCTGTTTCTTTCAGAATTGCACAACAATATCTTACTAACCTTGTGGGTGGAATACCTTTTTGCACTATCAGTGACCACATAGATGTCGGCTTGCCCTTGTATCTTGGCATATCAATGTTGCATTTTATTCCTTTAGATTCCAACTCCTTAAATTTATTGCGTATGTGGTAAACTGTTTCGGGAGCATCAGCCGTTGTGTGACTATGTTGAGCCTCAAAGTCTATGCCTGATTTAATCGCTAAATCTAAAATAATGTCGCTGTCTTTACCTCCTGAATAACAAAGCATAAGCGGTTTATCATAGTAGCGTTTACTTATTTCTGCTCCGTCACAAAGTCGCATTATAGCAACCTTTTCTAAGTCCATTACTCTTCACCGTCCTCAATAGGCTGATTCCAGCATTTTACGCAGTTACCGTTTTTTCTGCAATCATTCAGACTCATCAGTCCTAAGTTGTACGGACATGCACCTTTAGGTGTTCCGTCTGTTCTAAGCTGAGCATTCGGATAATTCTTCAAGAACTCACTCAAATAAGTCTTCCGAGGATGTTCGTCACTCCACTTCTGAACGATTTCGATTGCTTTTTCAGGGTTAAGCATTTCAAAAGTGGTACACGAAACAAGACCGGATGTCCCGTTATTTTCACTGCATAAAGGACACACGGAACAATCAATTTTACATAACCCTTTTCTTGTTCTTTTCGTCATCCTCAGCTTTTCAGCGAAATAATTTTCGGTTTTTGAACAATCAATCATTTTTATCATTCCTTTCTGAGGTAATAAGTTAAGCAGACTGCTTAAAAAACTGCCTTGGATCAACATCAAGCACTTGACATATTCCCAAAAACTCTTCTGCTGTAACCTTCTTGTTGTGTTTTTCTCCTTAAAATGCTAAAATCAAATTGTAAGGAGGTGATGCTTATGCGTTTAAATAACGACTGTGTTCGTGATATTCTTTTGAGTGTAGAAGAAGTGTGTGACTTCAACGAATCCTTTCGATACAGTAAATTCAGCAACGATTTTGAAAGGCTTCAACCATACTCTCATGATGAAATTATCTACCACATTAAACAATGCAAACTTGCAGGTTTAATTACTTCAATGTTCGCTACTGACGGTGGCGACTATTTAGAAGTAGGTGATTTAACTCCCGAAGGTCACAAGTTTTTAGCAAATATTCGTAACGATGATATATGGAATAAAGTTAAGAAGATTGCCGGAACCGTGGGAAGTCACTCGCTTTCTGCAATAACACAAATATCAGCGAATGTTGTTACTCAGCTTATAAAAGCTCAATTTGGAATTACTTAAATCTTATTGTCTTGCCGGCGGCTTCTTTGGAGCAGTCGGCAAGTTCTTTGTCTGTGGGTATTCTGAAATTCTTTGTACAATAAACCACCATTGCTCTTGTAGCAATTTTCCATTTTACAGCTTTTATGATTGCCACTACTGCTACTACGGTAGCAACTACCGCATATATGGTTAGTGCCATTTTTACCATTCCTTTCTGAGGTAATAAGTTAAGCAGACTGCTTAAAAAACTGCCTTGGATCAACATCAAGCACTTGACATATTTCCAAAAACTCTTCTGCTGTAACCTTACGGTTGGAATTTAATATTCTTGAAATTGCATCAGCGGTCATTCCAGTATGCTCACACAAATATGATTGTTTAAGTCCTTTTTCTTCGACAATCTTTTTAAGTTTTTCGTTCACAGTCATACCTTTTACCTCCTTTCAACTGTTAAATGCTACATTTTGTAGATTTCATTTTAATAATAATCTAACTTTTGCAGATTGTCAAGAGATTTTAAAAAAATTTTTCTACATTTTTCAGATTTTTTTCTTGACAATCTGTAATTAGCGAATTATAATAAAAGCGTAGATAAAACATCTATAAAAGGAGAAACAAAGTGTCAAGAGAATTTATAGCACAAAAATTAAAAGAGTTAAGGAAAAAAAGCGGATTAACCGCCGATGAAGTCGGAAAATTAATAAATAAAAGTGGAAAAACCGTAAATGCGTGGGAGAACAATCACGGTCAACCTGATGCAGAAATTTTAATCGCACTTTGTGATATATATAAAGTAGATGATATTCTTGCAGAGTTCAGAGAAATGCCAAACAAAAGCAATACTATGATTTTAACCAATCATGAAAAAGATTTGGTTTATGCTTATCGAAATCACCCTGAACATCAGTACACAATTGATACTATTTTAAAAATTAACGATAATCTAATACCAACGGTTAAAGCCGCACGAAGTGACGGTAATAATCAACCTATTGAAATAGTTAATCTTCCTGATCTCAGTAAGTTTGAGCCTGACGATACAGATTTATAATACATAATAAAAAACACCTCATGGGTTAAAATACCGATGAGATGGTAAACTTGAATTATGAAAAATACAAAAACGCACGCAATGCCTCTTGGCAATGCTTAATCGACTACAGAATTAGCAACTTGCCTGTTAAAGTCAGTCAGATAGCAAAGCAAGCCGACATTGTTTTACTAAAAAATTCGGTAGTTAATTTGCTAAGCGAGAACGAGAGCGGAATAACTTTGATGCAAGATGATAAACTTTATATCATATATGCAGATGAGCAATCCCCTCAGCGATGTAGATTTACAATTGCGCATGAACTCGGTCATATATTTTTAGGTCACTTGTTTAAGGAAAACGGCAACGGATTTGCAACAATCGACGATGCCGAACATTCAGCAAATGTATTTGCTCGGGATTTACTCGCCCCTGCCTGTGTCCTTCATGAACTGCAAGCGTTAACTTCCGCTGCAATTGCAAATTTATGTGACATTAGCTTTGAGGCGGCGACCTACAGGGCTGAACGAATAGCAGAACTCGAGCGCAGAAATGCCTTTTATCAGCACCCACTTGAACGGCAAGTAAAGGCGCAATTTGCAGAATTTATAAACAAAAGAAAAAACCTACCATAGCGGCAACTATGGTAGGAAAAATAGGAATAGTGAGAAGTCTGAACCTCTCTAATATTATTTTAGTATATGATATATATTTTGTCAATATATATATCAAAAGAGGAGGATTTATAATGAAATGTCAAAAATGCGGTGCTGAGATTCCTGCCGGCTCAAAATTTTGCAATGAATGTGGTGCAAAGATTGAACAGGTTGCTCTGTTTAAAGACGACGAATCTAAAAACACAGAACCCTGCAAGTGTGAAAGTTGCGGCAATATAATCCCGAACAATTCAGTATTTTGCCCGATATGTCACACATATCAAAAAAACAAATTCAACCCTACGGGCGATGTTGAAAAAAAGGCTGACAAAAAGCCTATATATCGCACCCCACATTTTTACATTGCTTTGCTGATAGCTTTGATTTTGGGCGCAACCGTTGTAACCGCCATTTCGCAATGTAGCAACCAACCTGATTTTCAGGAACCGGTCACGACTTCCCCCACTCAAGCCCCTACCGATACTTTGGACACCGATATGTTCAGGTTGTACAATATCACTCCATTTTCTATTGCTATCCCAAGAAGCTGGTCGCATACCGCTAATGACGATAATGACTGCTTTCTTGATTCCGACAACAACATACTTTTTATCGCTACATCTCAATTGGATGATTCACAATCTCAAATTAACTCAAATGTTGTAGATGTTTTTATTGACGGATTTAAGGATTCGCTTGATGAATTTGACGAAATAGACAGAACAACAACTCATATAGATGACTTTTTCGCCTATCGTGTGGAGGCGAATGTAAAAAAATCTGAGAATAAATATCACTACACAATGTATGTGTGGGCGACAGACCATTATTTGTGTGAAATGATATTTTCAAGCTACGGCAATGAGCAATCTGAAGAATTTGATTTGTTTGAAACCGACATTGTGAATTCTATAACTGTAGATTCTTCAAAAGATGTTCGTTCACCTAAAAAAGATTCAACAAAAAAAGCTACTGAACCCGAAACAGAAAAAACCACCAAAAAGCCGACAGAACCACCGACAGAAAAACCTGTCGATAAAATTACTGTCAGTCAATCGAATGCCTTAGAATCCGCAAAATCATATCTTGAATATTCTGCGTTTTCATATAATGGTCTTGTCGAACAACTTGAATATGAAAAATATTCACACGAAGATGCAGTTTATGCCGCAGATCATTGTGGAGCCGATTGGAACGAACAAGCCGCAAAATCTGCAGAATCTTATCTCGCGTATTCGTCTTTTTCAAGAGACGGCTTAATTGAACAGCTCGAATATGAAGGATTCACCCATGAACAAGCTGTTTATGGCGTTGAACAAAACGGATTATAATGTGTGAATATCGTTTGAAAAAATAAAATAAAAAAATCCGCCCTGACCTGTTGGCGCAGGACAGAGCGGAAACCATCACACGGGTGCAATGGTACTTTCATTAGCAAATATATTGTACCACACCCCTGCGAAAATTACAATATTTTGCAGGGGATTTTTGCGCCCATTTTTAGGAGCGTTAAAATGAAAAAATGTATAAATCGGCGGTGTAACCGAGATTTGCAGGACGATTATATATATTGTCCTTGCTGCGGTAAAAACCAATCGGCTGACAAACCAAAAAACAGACGGCGAACAAAGGGTACAGGAAGCATTTACATGCGCAAAGACAGCAAATCAAAACCGTATGCCGCTGCAAGCTCTGTCACAGGGAAACAAGTTTATTTGGGAACTTTCGCCACAAAGCGAGAGGCAGAAAACGCACTCAAAGATTATGAGTACAATCCCGTCAATGGCTTTAATATGACACTTGAGCAATTACACGATAAATGGGTAAAAACTAAAGCATATAAAAAACTTGGTGACAGCGTAAAAAGCAACTACGCAAGTGCTTATATCAAACTAAAGCCCTTGTATAAGCGTAAATTTAGGGATTTACGCACATCAGACTATCAATACATCGTGGATTATTATGACAACCCACATCACGAGGTAGGCGCAGGCGGTAAGCTGAAATATCTTCTGCCCAACGGCAACGGTACCTATAAAGTCACTGATACGCCTAAAATCTGTCAAGGCTTAGGATACTCGGCTCTACATAAGATTAAATGCTTTGTCACCAGCCTTTACCATTTTGCGATGCAAGAGGATATTGTTAATAAAGACTATGGCACATTTATAGAGCTTCCGGAATCCGAAGAGGTAAACGCTACACGCTTCACCGATGTGCAGTTAGAGCTAATACGACAAAACATAGGCAAAGTGCCTTATGCTGATTATGTCTATATAATGTGCTATCTCAATTTCAGAGTGACTGAGTTTCTTTCGCTCACTACCGAGCAGTACCATATGAGCGAACAGGGCATACCTTACTTTATCGCAGGCATAAAGTCAGATGCCGGCAAAAATCGTATTGTTCCTATCCACCCTAAGATTTTAAAATTGGTTGAGAATTGCATAAATAATAAAGGCGAAACAATCTTCTGCAGAATACACGAGGGCTCAGAGATTGGAAAATCTATGAACAAGGATTATTTTCTGAAATATGGGTTCCGTCCGGCGATGCAAGCCCTCGGTTTAGGCGATGAATTTACTCCACATTCTTGCCGTCGAACCTTTTCAACAAGGATGTCTGCCGCAGGTGCGAGAGAAGAGGACATTATCGCACTTATGGGCCATACAAATTACAAGGTCGATATTGACCATTATATCATTCAGGAGGTTGACACTCTTTACAATGCAATCAAATTGCTGGCATAAAATAAGCCGTCCGATTACATTTCGGGCGGTTTTTATTATGGAAAATCTGTAGTTTATCTGTAGTATAAGAGACTAAAAGGCATAAAAAGAAGTGAATAATTTTGAAAATCGAAAATATTATAAACAAAGCAAAAAGCCAGTAAACAAGCCGTTTTTGGCTTAATTACTGACTTTCTTCGTGGCTCCCCCAACTGGGCTCGAACCAGTGACATCATGATTAACAGTCATGCGCTCTACCGACTGAGCTATGGAGGAATATACAATTTTCTTTGATTTTACTCAAAGATTTTTGTTCAGATTGCATAAAGCAATCTTTTTGTTAGTTAAATCCCCGGTAGTGGATTTAAACAACATATTTAGTTGTTCCTCAGGCTAAGTAATAGTTTCCGGTACATTTCTGTACACTCGCACTACCGACTGAGCTATGGAGGAATATAGAGCAAAACACCCGTTTGGGTGTATGCTTTG